TGCTAACCACTTCTACTTCGATGGTAGCATCTTCGAGTTCTAGACTGTAGTAATTTGTTTCTTGCATTTTATTTTTCTCCTTTGATTTCTATCCCGTTATCGTAGTCGTGAAACTCCTTGCAACCCCTCTTGTAATAACATTTGCGGTCTCCAAAGATTGATTCTCTTATAATATATTTACGATTGTTTTTGTCTGTGTGTATGTGATATATTTGCATTTTTTTCCTTTGATTAGTTGAATTTTTCCATTTCATTTCTGACTGCTCCGTCTGCTATACTTTGCAAGTATTCTTCAGCTTCTTGATCTGTCTTGAAATCTAGTTCTTCCTTGAGTGCTTCGAGTGATTCCCTTGAGACTTGAAAGCCTCCGAGTTCCACGACTATAAACTGTTTGTTTGATTCTGTTATATACATTATTTTTCCTTTGTTGAATTAAAAGTCTATTTCCTTTTCTTGCATTTCATCGTACCAAGTTTCACTAGCCCTTTCGAGGTCATCGAATATCTCTTTAGGTACTACTGCATCAGAGTAAAGACCCTCGACTCCACCCCACCAAGTTTGTAGGATACGAGCCGTCTTGCCGTCTTTCTCTACAGTAAGCATATAGTCATCATCGTAAGTGAAGTAGTGTTCCATTATTGTTTCAAAGGGTGTGTCCTCTTTGATTTCCAGTAAGTCCTCATCGTCCTCTAAGTGCTGAGGTTCTAGTCCCTTGATTGAAAAGCCCTCTAGTTTAAGGTGCTTGAATAAAGACTTTACTGCGTGTCTTTTTAGTATCTCTCGTGATTCTTGTTCTGTTCTCATTTTATATTTCTTTTGCGATTTTTTCTAGGTCTTCAACTGTGAGGCATTCGTCCCACTTGTCTTGAAGGGTTTTGCTCTCTTGGAGGATTTCCTCCCCTAAAAGGTAGCATAGCATATTTGCAACTTTCAATTCGTCAAAGATGTCTGTCTCAAGTGTTCCGAGGTTGTCCTCTTCCCATTCTTTAATCTTCTTCATTGCTTCGAGTGTATCCGATCCAAGGAAGTTTTTTGCATCTTTTCTGCTATTGAACATTAGAACAGTATTGCAAGTTTCGTGATGCAAGTCTGCCCCGTATTCTCCCTCAAGATTTTGAGGGTCTTTAAGTTGGTCTTGTATGTCTTGTTTTACATATTTTCTTTGTGTATTCATTGCTTTTTATTGGTTTAGTTCTTTTAATAAAAGAATATCGGCAATGTCTTCCAATGCTTCAATGTCTTTCTTTTTGGCGTTTGTGGTTAGTTTTAATCGATTTATAATGTTATACAGTTTTTCTATTTTATTTTCCATATTTTATTGGTTTAGTTTTTTTGACTGCTCACCATTTTTTAACAAGACTTGCAACTTGCTTAGGTTGGTTTAGTCGCTTGGCTTTCGGTCTCTCAATGATCCTAGTCACCAAGCTCAAAAAACTAAAAGTGTCAGTTTCAATTTTCTGTTTTTCTGTTTCCTCCCTCGTGGCATTATCTTCAAAGAGTGTTGTCTGCTCTCACGGTTTATAGGGATTCCTCGCTTTATAAAATCTTAGTCAATTTCTAGGTTTTGCCGTTTGCCTTTAGTCCTAAAGCCTAGCCCCTCACCATCACTCAAAGGGAAAATTTTTATAAAGTTACTGTCAAAGATCGAGCTAATAAAAATCCTTTAAAACGCTTTTTTAAGGTTGAGCCGAATTAGTGGGAGGATCAGAGAAAAAACTTCAAGCTACTCCTAATAAAACCTCAGTAATATTAAGCCCTCAATCCGTCTTTTTTCGTCTCCTATCCGACGGCACATCTGAAGCCTTGTGACTCACATTTTGCCTTGCTAGGGTAAGGATTAAAATTAACTGTAAAAGAACATATCCTAATTAAAGGATATAAGCATTAAAAAGGGTTTTTTTCATTTTATCAATATTTTTTTTACTTATTTAATCACTTTAAGTCAGTTCTAATACTAGCTATAAGCAACGCTTATTAAAAAAGGGTAATTTACCTATTTAAAAGGCGTTATGTAAAATCGTAAGTGCTTGATAATCAACGACTTAATATTAATGAGACTGAATCTCATTTCCATTTTAAGGGGTCTGAGAGGCTCTACAAGGCGTCCGATTTCGAGTTGATACCTAGATATGCACCTCACCGAGAAAGAGCCACAGAGGCGAAATTCACATATTAATGAGACCGAGTCTCAATAAAGTAATCCTAATACAAACCATTAAAGAAGCTTATGATTTAGCTAGGGATATATTCCATTTGGTAGAAAAATAAAACTTATTCACACAATAAGCAAAACTTATAGTTAATAATGCTTGACAATATCGATAATGAGACTCATTCTCAATAAGAAATCAGATTTGAGGCAATTAAAAACACTTATGCAAACTATTAGAAATACTAATTTCAACAGATGGGCTACTAATGAGACTCAGTCGCAACAAGGGGTCGGGGCGGTCAACAACTGTCGCACGCTCACACATATATATACATATATAGGGGTTTAAAAAAATATATGACTCAAGGGGCAGAAGAAGCAGAACTCAAGGCAAGTATCCAAGCGGCGATACGAGAAGTCGCTGATGACAAGGAGCTGAAGAAGATCAAGAGCTTATCTCGGCACAATCCTATGAAGGTAGCGGAGATACTGTACTTGTACTCAATTGGCAAAAGCCAGACGCAGATCGTCAAGAAGTACAACGTCCAGCGGTCTACGGTGATTCAAGTCCTAGTGGACTACGCCGACCATCTTGGGCAACTAAGGGATTTAGCCGGCAAGATCAGTGCAAAGAACTATATGCAGCTGAGTTCATTAGAGGAGGATCTAGTCGAAAAAGTCCGGGACCGTATGGAGAACGACCCCGAAATGGAGGTAACATTCCGTGATCTCAAGGAGTTGAGCATAGCTAAGGCTAACGCATTCCGGGAGACTATGACAACTAGAGGCGAAGCTACTAGCATCACAGAGGAAAGAAAGGTTATTACCCAAGAGGACTACGAGGATACTTTAGCGGCGGCGAGAAAGCGTTTAGAACAAATGAAACAAGTTGACAGCCCGGAGATAATAGAAACTGATGATAACTGAAGACCACGATGAATTATTTGATCGTATTCGGGGTAATCTCGGCGAGCACTTTAGCAACTATATGTTTATAGTAATGGACGAAGATGGTGACTTGTTCTATGACTACACGAATTTTAGAGTCGGCAAAATGCTGGTTGAAGAAACCAAGAATGATATGGAGGGCGAAGTTATCGACATCTGGTGGGATGAAGAAGACGAAGACCCAGATGAAGTAGATGGAACTGACATTTAGAAAGCATCCTTTTCTTCAGCCACCTACGGACGAAGAGATTGTTCTCCTAGCGGAGAAAGACCCACAGCTGCTGGAGGATTTATACAACGCCCACGAGGGACGTATACAAGCATCTGAAGAGGATCCAGTCCGGTACGGTTTTGACCTACCCGGATGGGAGAGAATGAGACTCAGTCTCAATAACCACAACGAGTGCTTAGTTCTAGGAGGTAATAGAAGTGGTAAGACCACTGGCTGTGCAAAGATGGTAATGCAAGCAGTTATGAACAACACAGATGGTCACATCGTTTGCTTCAGTCAAAACGCAGATACTTCAGTAAAAGTACAGCAAGCGGCTATGTGGGAGATGATGCCCAAAGAGTTCAAAAGAAAGACAAAGAGTACAGAGGGTTATATCAACTTCTCTATGCAGAACGGTTTTACCGGAAGTAGTTTTATCTTTCCGGACACTAGGACTCGAGTAGACTTCAAGACTTATACGCAGTACAGTAACAACCAGACCATCCTAGAAGGATTTGAGTTCGGGTTCAAAAACCCTACTGACATCAATATAGGAGCGTGGCTAGACGAATATCTTGGGGATGCAGCTCTAGTAAATACACTACGATTCCGATTAGCTACTAGAGATTCTAAGCTAGTGATTGGATTTACTCCAATCGATGGGTACACACCTTTCATTTCTGAGTACTTGAAGGGAGCTGAAACGAAGGGCACCAGAGCAGCGGAGTTACTGGATGGTAGAGAACTACCAGTTGAGCAATATAGCCCAGACAGAGACGCTGGTGTAATCTATTTACATTCTGACGAGAACCCATTCGGCGGCTACGAACGTATCGCCAAGGATCTAAGAGGTAGACCAGAGGACGAGATAATGGTACGTGCTTATGGTATGCCGGTGAAGTCAATGACAAGTCTATTACCATTATTTAACACAGAAGTAAATGTATTATCCGAAGTACCAAACAGAAGAGGCAGAACCTTCCCGGACATATCTGATAAGTCCAACTATACTTGTTATCAAGTGGTCGACCCAGCCGGAGCAAGAAACTATGTTGCAATATGGGCTGGAGTGGATCGAGACGGTACTGTGTATATTAGAAGAGAGTTCCCCGACCGCAATACATACGGTGAATGGGCAATTTTTGGCGATCCAAAATGGCGTTACGGACCAGCAGCCAAAAAGATCGGACTCAATGTAGAAGGCTACGTAGAGTTATTTACTGAAATAGAAGAGGAGCTAGATATAGAAGTAACTGAAAGAATCGGGGACTCTAGGTACTTTGCTAGAGAAAATGAGAACAATGATGACTTGTTCACAGCTTTTTATGATTACGGAATGAACTTCATTCCTAGTGATGGTAGAACAGAAGACTTAGGGATCACTGCACTGGACGAGTGGTTCAGTTACAACCCAAATGTAGAGATCGATGAAGCAAACCAACCTATGTGCTACATCCACAAAGACTGCGGGAACTTGATAGATTCCTTAATTAACTACAATTCAAACGGAAAAGCGGACGAACCGCTAAAAGACTTTTTCGATGTAATCCGATACTTGC